TCAAAAAGAAGAAGATATAGCACTAAAAAACATGTCTCCTGAAGAACGTATAAAGTATAAAGCAGAAAAAACTTATACAGAAGATTTGGTTGATGATACAGATTTTGTAGAAGATATGTTTAAATTAGATAGAAAAAGTAATATAGAACGAAATGAGAGAAAAAGAAATTTAGCAAAGGGTGGAGACATGAATAAACAAATGGAAATGTTTGAAGATGGTGGTCTTAAACAAGAAGGTGGTACAATAGACCCTGTATCAGGAAATGATGTACCTCCGGGTTCTACACAAGAAGAAGTGAGAGATGACATACCTGCACAGTTAAGTGAAGGCGAGTTTGTGTTTCCAGCAGATGTAGTGAGATACATAGGTCTTGAAAAACTTATGAGATTACGACAAGAAGCTAAACAGGGTCTTAAAATGATGGAAGAGATGGGTCAGATGGGTAATAGCGAAGAAGCTACAATGCCTGATGATTTACCTTTTGATGAAACAGACCTTGACATAGAAGATGAAGAAGAGTATAATAATGATACTCAAGAAATGAATCAAGGCGGTATGGTAAGAGTAGGTGGTATGGAAATGCCAAGACCCCGTGTTGCAGGACAACAAATGGCAGAAGGTGGTGTTGTAAAAGCACAGACAGGAACATTTGTAGCTCCGGGAACAGGTGTAACAACTATACCTTCACAATTTGCAGGGCAGAATTTACCATCATACAAACCAACAGAAACAATACAATCAGGAACGAGTCCATCTTATGTAGTTCCAACAATACCAACTTCACAAACAGGTTATGACCCTAAGTTTATGTCAGGTTCAGAAATGCAAACAGATCAAGTAGCACCTTCTTTTCAAACTTTAATAGGAGGAAAACCTGGGCAGTACGATGAATTTCGTGAATATGTAAGTGATTCAGGTATGAGATTACAGATACCATTTAAGAATGGACAACCTATATATCCCATACCTGAAGGCTATAAATTTGTAGACCCTGAAGAAGAACAGACCCAAGCACCAACACTGCAGACAACTCAAACAAAAACTACTCAGGTGTCAGGTGATGGTGGAGACGATACAGGTGCTAGAGTTGGTACAACAATGGTTGGTAAGACAGGTAAAGGTATAACAGATAAAAGTTTATCTACTAATCAAAAAACTGCCAATGTAGTAAGTGCTCTACAACAAAATACACCAAAGTCAACATTAGGTAAAGCTATAGAAGCTGGAGCAAAAGGTCTTATGGGAGCTATGATACCGGGCGTTGGTTTATTAGGTGGAGCGGCATTAGGAACAAAAAGTTTTTTTAGCCCAAGTGGTACTAGTACACAAGGCTTGCAGGGTATAGGTTTTACAACAGATACGGCACAGGGTATAGGTTATGATGCTCAAGGAAACGTAACCGTAAGTGGTCCTATGGCAAGTGTCATGGGAAGAGACGCTGTTATGGACACGCTATCACAAGCTGCGTATGGAATGAGTTACGCAGAAGCAACAAAAGCATTCGGTGCGGCTCCTACGTTTGCTCCGGGATACAAAAATGGACAAGTAGACCCGACTACAGGTGCAACATATGCTTACGGTCAAGCTACAGATGATGATGGTGGTGTATCTTACAGTAGCATAGATGATTTTGGCATAGGTATGGCTGCCATGTCTGCAACAGGATTTATGGGTGGCTTGAAAGATGCAGAAAGAGTTGCTGAAAAAGGTAAAACAGAAAAAGCTAGACAAAGAGCCTTAAATTACATTAGCTTTGTTAAAGCAAGGTCAAAACAAAAAGAACAAGCGAAAAAAGATGAAGAGTCTACAAGAGGTGGCACAGGAGATTTAGGTGGTATTGGTGATTTAGGTAGTGGCTACGGTATAGGTGAAAGCACAGGTGCAGGTTCACAAACAGTAGGTACTGAAGATGTAGACCCTACAGATAGAGGTGATAATACAGGTTCAGGTGCTACAGCAGGAGGTCCTACAGAAGCTAGTGGCGATTTAGGTAGTCAAGATTCTGTTGACAGTAATGATTCTGTTAGTGGAGACACTCCAGGAGCTAGTGAAGGTTCTACAGGTGGAATAGGTGATTATAATCAAGGTGGAATTGCAAAAAGAAAACCTAAAGTTAAAACGATGAAGCGAGGTGGATTAGCTTCTAAAAAGTAATCCATAATATAAGGCTACTTATCCCCCAACAATAATTGGCTACGATAACCCCAAGGAGAAACTAAATGGCAGACGCTATGATTAAGGAAGCAACACCTAAGAAAGTTGCATTTGTAAGTAAACCTTACACGCAAGAAGAAAGAATAAAAAAAGAAGAAGCTGAATTAGAACAGCTAATGAAAGAGCAAAAAGGTGAAGCCAAAGCTGAAGAATCGGAAAATAAGAATGAAGAAGAACCGACTTCTGCTGAAGAGAAAACTTTCAAAAAGCGTTATGGAGACTTACGAAGACATACCCAAGAAAAAGAACGAGAGTTTCAGAAGCAGTTAAATGATTTAAAAGAACAGCTAGATAAAGCAACTAAGAAAGAAATAAAGCTACCTAAGTCTGATGAAGACATAGAAGCATGGGCAAAAGATTATCCTGATGTAGCAAAGATTGTAGAAACAATTGCTATGAAGAAAGCAAGAGAGCAATCAGCAGAAATAGAAACTAGGCTACAGAAGATAGATGAGATGTCTGCGGAAGCACAAAAAGATAAAGCTGAAGCAGAATTAATGAGATTACATCCTGACTTTGATTCTATTAGAGACAGTGATGACTTCCACGATTGGGCAGAAGAACAACCTAAATGGGTACAGGATGCACTTTATGAAAACGACAATGATGCAAGGTCAGCAGCAAGAGCTATTGACTTATACAAAGCAGACAGAAACATTAATAAGAGTACTAAGACAAAGAGTGACAAGGGTGCTGCTATGGATGTTGGAACGAAAACTACAAAAACAAAAGTGGATGCTGCAGAATCAGGTAAAAAAATACTTGAGTCTACCGTTCAAAAAATGTCCGCTACACAGTATGAGAAACAAGCTGATGCAATAATGGAAGCTATCAGGTCAGGTAACTTTATATATGATATATCAGGTTCAGCTAGATAAATTAAAAATAAAGTTGACAACAAAAAATTTATGTATATAACTATACATAACTAAAAGTGTAACATAACCCCATACTTGGTTACTTGTGTTGCACTATTCCCGAAACTTTAGAGATTACCCAATTATGTGAGCCTACAAAGGAATCGCTATCCTAAGTACAACCTCAACGCATGAATGGTCCTTATAAAGTAAAATGACTAAAAACTAATAGTACACATTCCGTGTACATTTGATAAATGTTTAAGGAGATTTAAAAATGGCATTTACAGCAGCAGCTGGTTATGGTAATCTTCCTAACGGTAATTTTAGTCCTATTATTTACAGCAAACAGGTTCAACTTGCATTTCGCAAGGGGTCTGTCGTTGAAGCTATCACTAACAGTGATTACTTCGGTGAGATTGCTAATATGGGCGATTCCGTTAAGGTTATTAAAGAACCAGAAATAACAGTCAAGGAATATGCAAGAGGAACAGCAATTACTCCTCAAGACCTTGATGACGAAGAATTTTCACTTACTATTGACAAAGCTAATTACTTTGCATTTAAAGTGGATGATATTGAAGAGGCTCACTCTCATATTAACTTTCAACAGTTAGCATCAGATAGAGCAGCTTATAGACTAGCCGACCAATTTGACCAAGATGTACTTGGTTATATGTCAGGTTTTAAGCAATCAGCTATACACGGTGCACCTGATACAGCTAATACTACCACTAACGGTACTGTTGCTGTTTCAACTGCAGGTTCTGACGAACTCTTATCATCAATGAAAGTTGATGCTTCAGACTTCGGTGGTTCAGCAGGTGACGCTGTGGCTATCTTACCAAGAACAGGTGGAGCTACAACTGCTGCTCCTGCAAACGGTGATAGACACCCATTAACTGTTATTGCTAGAATGTCTAGACTATTAGACCAACAGAATGTTGACACTAATGGTAGATGGTTAGTATTAGACCCTGTATTTATAGAAGTACTAAAGGATGAAGATTCAAGATTATTTGATGCAGACTTTGGTGGTTCAGGACTACAGAATGGTTTAATTCTAAACAACCTACATGGTTTCAAGGTTTATCAGTCAAACAATTTACCAAAAATAGGTACTGGACCATCTAATACAGGTGCTAACAGTTCCACTAACTATGGTGTAATTGTTGCTGGTCATTCTTCATCAGTAGCTACTGCCGAGCAAATCAACAAGACAGAGACTTACAGAGACCCTGATTCTTTTGCTGATATTGTTCGTGGTATGCATTTGTACGGTAGAAAGA